TGAACCCGTTTTCGTAAAGAGACGCAAGCGTTTCGTTCGTCGTCTCGTCCGTCTCCACGCGCCGGTTGTGCAGGGTATCGCTGATCTTGCGCTCCAGCTCCGCGCCGCGCAGGCCCTTCATCTGGTTTTTGTTCGCCGTGGCCAGCGCATCGTCGTATGCCGCCGCAAGTTCCGGCGAGGCCCAGCGCACCGTGCCGAGCAGATACGCCTCCAGGTTGTTGACCGAGATGCCCGGCAGATATGTGGCCGCTGCGGCCGCCAGGTCTTTGATGCCGCCGACAATATCTCCGCTGTGCCGGTGCAGATACTCGCCCAGGCTTCCGCCGTTTTTCACGACGTCCGCTGCATCCTTCAGCACATCCAGACCGTTCTGCCCCTGCTCCACGATGGTCTCCACAACGTCGGACAGCTGCTCCAGGCCCGGCGTGTCGATGCCGTACCACTTGTCGCCCGTAATGATGTTGCCGATGACGTCCGCAAGTTCTTCTCCGTAGGTGACGATACCAGCCAGGTCTCCCACCAGCCCCAGCGCCATTTCCTTTGCCACGCTTCCTGCTGTGAGATTCCCGTCCTCGTCGCGGTACGCCTTGCCCTTGCGCTTCCAGAGGTTCATCAAGAACTCGATGCCCTGCGCCCAGATGTATCCGCCGACGGCTGCCAGGAACGCAACGCCCAGCCCGCGCTTGGCCTTGTTGTAATTCTCCGTGTCGCCGATTCGCTTGTAGTATTCTGCCTCACCGGCACGCTGCCGCAGCGCATTGTAGGTCTGCGAGCTGTCCGACTTGAACATCGTAAACGCCCGCGTCACCGGATTCTTGCTCTTGCGCAGCGTGCCCTGGTGCATCTCGTCCGAGGTGGACTGACTTCTCGCCACCGCTTCGTTGAATACTTCTGCAACCTTCTGATAGAACGGGCTGCTGCCGCTGTCGATCTGCTCCTGGCTTCCGGTCTCCAGCTCCGGGAACTCAGCTCGTACCTTGTTTTCCGCCCACGGCCACAGCACGCTCGCGGCCCAGCCGTCCATGGCGGTGATCGCTCCGCCGCCGAAGATAAAGTTCGTGAACTTGTTTGTCTGTGTCCAGTTCGGATTTTCCTTCAGCTGCTTGGTCTCCGGCGTAGAATAGCCCAGCGTTCTCCAGTCCAGCTCCTGCGTGTACTTCTCAATCAGGCTCCGGTCGATGCGCTTTACCTGTCCCGGCGACGGGAAGTTCTTGAAGTCCAGCCACGCACCCGCCAGTGGAATCGAACCCAGCTGCTTAAATACGATGGATGGGTTTGCCCCGAACACGGCGCCGATGTAATTGCTGAAGACTTTTTCTGCGCCCATGCTCACGCTGTCGCGTGTGCTGGCGGCCCCGCCCTGCAGCGTCTGCACCAGGTCTTGGATGTACTTCAGGCTTTCGTCGCCCCAGTCGTGGGTGATAATATCCGCCATGGAGTTTTCCCGCTCGCGCCAGTTTAGCAGCGCCTGCCAGTTTCGTGCCGGAATCGCCATGCCCACGAACCGTGCCGTCTGCTCCACGTGGCGCTCAAAAGCATCGAAGGCGCCGATGTTATAGCTCGGATTCTTGGAGAATTGGCGGCTCTTCAGATTGCCGACGCCTTCCGCCGTCGCGTCGTAGACGCCCAGCTCGCTCTTGGTGTAGTTGGAGTTGGTATAGATCGGCGTATAATTTTTGCTCACAGCCTTGTCGTACCCGTAGAGAATGTTGGAAACGCGGTTGATCTCCTTCTTGGCAAACACATTGTAGTATTGCTCCAGTGCCTGTGCAAGCTCCTGCTCTTCCGGCGTTAAGCTGCCGACGATCGCCTTCACGGTTTCCGGTGCCATGCGCACGGTCTTGCCCTGGGCGAAGGCCTCGCGACGCTTGCCCTGGCTGTAGAGCGTTTTGTCGGCGAAAGTACGGCCGCCTTCCATGTGCCGCAGGTTCTCCGTGCTCTTGCTCTCCAGGTACATGTGCACCTTCTGCGTCGGCGTCATCCATACCGTGATCGTGTCCCCGAACTTCGGCGGCTTGCCGACCTCCAGAGCGCCGACCAGCTGTGGAATCTTCGCCTCATACCAGATGCCGTCGTCTCCCTGGCCGTCTGCCTTCTTGGCCCAGTCTTCATGCTCCGTCAAGAACTCACGCAGCTGCTTTGTGGCGCTTACCGTGTAGTCGCGGATGTCCCGCTCTCCCTTCTCCAGCTGCTTGGCCATGGAGTACCACGCGCTGTTCGGGTTCCAGCCTGCCATGCGCTGCATCACGTTCATCGGAGAGAGCTGTTCCTGGTTGAACAGGCTGTCCAGCTTCTTTCCCTGGCGTGCCGCTTCGCCTGCCTTCGTCTGTGCGCCAAAGTCCAGCTCTTTCTTGCTGTCCGTGTAGACCTCTGCGAACAGCCGGTTCATGTCGTCGTTGATGACGTTGTTCCGGTTGTAGAACTCCGTCCGCAGTCCGACTGCTGCCTTATACAAATCCTGCAGCGCGTTCAAATCCATGTCCGCGATCTTCTTGTTGTCCAGGCGGTGAACGATCTTCTCCAGCTCTTTCGACGGCAGGAAGTTCGGGTCGTTTGCCTGTGCGTCCTTATACATCTCGGCCAGGTCTTTCCACGTCGCGTCGTACTTCTTGGAATAGCGCATCTCGTTGGCTGCGCTCACTGCGTAGATGTCCAGGTCTCCGAGCACCTCGTCCCAGGTTCCCTGCAGTTCCTCCGGTGCCCGGTACTGGTTCTTGGCCAGCCACTGCAGCGCCTTCAGTGTCTTCTTCTGCTGCTCCTTCAGCTCGCGGTACTCCCGCTGCCGCTGGCTCATCTCCTTGCGCTGCTGCCGTTCCTTCGCGCGGCTGAGTGCTTCGCGCTGCCGGGCGGCTGCCGACTTCTCCCGCTCCTGTGCGATCTTCACGCCGGTGCGGTCTCGCAGGTGAACCTCCAGCTTTGCCGTCCGCGTGAACGTGCGCAGTGCTTCGTCCATCTGCCGCTCAATGTTGTCCAGGACTTCGTCTTCCGAAACATATTCCTGCCCGGCCAGAAGAGCGGTGTACTGTGCCAGGCTCATGTTCTGGCTCTTTCCTTCTTCCGCCGTCTGCACGATGTTCTCCAGAATCTCCCGGCTGTCCAGATCGTCCGCATGGAACATCCCCGGCAGCGTGTCTGCAAGCTCTGCGTTTACCATGTCAATGCCCGCAGCGCTCGTGTCGTTTACCAGCATGACGCCTGCTGCAAACGCCTTCTTCCGGAAATAGCCCCAGTCGTCTCCGAACTCGTGCTTCACGCTCTCCGGCACATAGATGCGGCGCCCCGCAATCTCCGACCGTGCCTGCTGCAGATATTCATCCGCTGCCACTTCCATGACGCCCTCCGCGTACATCCGGTCGAAGAAGGCATCCCGGTCTTCCTGTGTCAGCTCGCCGTTCTTGAGCATCCTGTCTGCCAGGCCGTCGATGATCTGGTTGATCTCCGCACGCCGTCCTTCCGGAATGGAGAAGATGCCCTGCATATCCTGCCTCAGATTCCGCTTTGCAATGATTGGCAGACTTTCTGCTACCGGCTTCGTCTCGTTCTTCTTGCGCGGCTTTTTCTCCTTCTGCTCAGGCTCTGCCGGTTTGCTCTCCGGCGCCTGCTCGATCTCGCCGCCGGTTTCTGCCTGCGGTTCGTCCACGGAGAAACGCATGCCCTTCAGACTTCTGGCAATCTCCATGCGCTGCTCGTCGTTCCCGGCCTCGTACTCGATAACGTTCAGGCCCGCCGCCTTCATCTTCTCCAGCCGTTCCGGCGGACAATCATCCGGCGCAATGCAGACCGGCTCGTCGAATGTGACCACACGCTGCGGCTTCGCCTCGAAATATCCCGTCGGCATTTCTGCCGCCTGGCGGTACATACCGGCAATCTCCGTGGCAAGCCCGCCGTCGATGTCATACCCCTGCCTGCTGAAGGCCTGCTGGATGCGCATGGCGTCCTGCCCGGCGTTCTCCATGAGAAGGCCCGCGATCTCATCCATGTCATAGCTTCCGGCCGTCTTCTGCACATCTGCAACGATGCCCCCGATGCGCTTGTCAAGCTCCTGCAGCAACTGGTTGTATTCTTCTTCCGGCATATTCTGCAGGCGGCCCTCGTCTGCATGGATGGCGTCCACGCTTTTGTATCGCGGCGTCGCCACAGATAAGATTCCCTTTGCGCCCACGCCCCAGTAGCTCTCGCCTCTGGCGCTTGCCTGGTTCATTGCTTTTACGATGTTCTCCGCCGTGTACGCGCCGTGCGTTTCCCGGAAGCTCTTGCGCCTGCCGGAAGCCGTGAAGCGTTCCTTCCCATTGTAGATGCCCGGCTCTCCCAGCACACCGCGAAGCTGCCCGCGTACCCATGCCTCGACATCTGCATCGTCCACTGCCTCGCGGAGCTTATCCTGCGTGGCATAGCGGTCTACGCCGTCGCGTGTCTGGCCGCCATCTTCATAAAGCGCTTCTGCATTCCGGATGAAATCCTCTACACGTGCGTCGCTGATCTTGTCCCGCTGCCGTGCAACGCGCGTCTCGCGCAGCTCCGGCCTTCGGTTCAGCGCGTACTCGTGGTCTGCAATCCAGGCGTCCATGATGCTCTCGCGTGCCGTCTCCAGCTCAGTCTCTGTCAGCCGGTCTCCGGTCTCCAGCTTCACATACAGCTGTGCCAGCTCCTGTGCGCCGATTTTCTCCGTATAGTCCTGCAGCGCCTGGTTGCCGAAACTATCCCAGACTTTCTCCTTCAGCACCGGCTCGATGTCTTTGCCTTGCTCTGCAAGATATGCAGCCCGTACCGCGTCGTCTTTGGCCAGTTGCTTTGCAAGCCCCGCTTCGTCCATCGTGGCCACTTCGTCCACGCGGCTGCCGATGACACTGTCGCGTGAGAAGATGCCGCCCGCCACCTGATTTGCCAGCTGCGCGATCTTCTGCTCTGCGGCGCGTCTGGCCTCGTAGTTCACTTCCCGCTCGACGATTGCGTTTGCTGCCGTCGGCGTCCAGGCGTCTGCCCCGTAGACCTTGTTGCGCCGGTCTGCCTGCGGGTCGATGCTCTGGCGAGGGAAGACCAGCGTATAGTCTCCGTATTGCGTATGCCCCTGGCTCGCCTTCACAATGGCGACCGACGGCGATGGGATAGCGCCGAGCTGCAGCATACTGTCCATCTTCTTGCCGTCCAGATTGTGAATGGCCATCAAGTCCTGCGTCTGCTCAACCGGCTCGTCCAAAGAGAACCGGGCCTTGACAGGCAGCCGCTTCTCTGCTACACTGGCCTCAGAAGCATCTGTGGGCACCCTAACAGGGCGGTTTTCCGCTTTAGCTGTACCATTCTGGTACTGACGGGGAGGCGCAGGTGCTTTCTTTTCGTTCTCATTCAGCTGGATGGAGTACACAAATTCTCCATCCGGCTTTTTCCGTACATTTGCCAGCAGGTCATAGACCCGTCCGTCGATTTGCACGGTCTTCACGAAATATTCCCAACCCGTAAGTCCCTGGTGCGCTTCGGATGTTTTGCCCTGTTCTTTGCCGCTTCCGCCGTGCTCTGCGTTTTCGACCAGATCAAAAATGTTCCCGTCCGCTCCTGTGTTGATCTTCGCCTTCCAGCCTCTTGGCGAAGACTTCTTATCGCCGTAGACGTTCTTCCGCAAATCATTCTCATCGAATGTCGCGTAATAGACTTCACCATCTCGCGCTGTGAACTTCGCTGTGCGGCCTGCGTATTCATTCCGCATGATGTCCATAAAGGCTTCCATGCGCTTCTTGTACGGCAGCTTGCGGACGGCCTCGCTGGTTTCATACACTTCAGTCCCGTCGTCCGTCTTTCCGACGTAATCCAGGCTGTCGCTCAGATCGGCATAGACCGTGTTCTCATCAGCTCTGGCAGGCGGTGCCGCGCGGCGCTGCTCCGGTGTCAGCTCCCGGCGGCTGGCTGCGTCTCGCGCTTCAATCTCGCCTGCTGTATTGCGGTAAAGATCGTAGCTGTCCATCCCCACGCCGTTCTGAATGTCAATGATGCTGTCTTCCAGCTCTCCGATCTTCGCTTCAATGGCGTCGTCTTCCGCCGTCCACCGGTTCAAATCCCACGGCAGCTGTTCTTCCAGCCTGGCGATCTCTTCCCGGATGTCCGCAATTCTCGCTTCCTTCGCCTCGTCCCGGTGCTGCTGCCAATACTCCGGCGATGCGCCGCTCGCAAACCCTTCTGCCTTCTGAATGGCGTGCTGGATTTCGTGGATGATCGTCTCCTCTGGTGCCGAGCGCAGCTTGCTGTCCAGCGCGATCTTGTTCTCGCTTGGAGAGAAATAGCCCTGCGTATTGCCCGGCAGCTCCTTGAACTCTACACGCACGTTGCGCAGCTGCGGGTACGCCTGGAACAGTTCCTCGTGATCGATGACGTCCTCCAGCGTGGCATTCCCGCTTTCCACGCGCTCGCTCAGTCTCCCGTACTCTCGGCCCCAGGTCTTGTCCAGCTCCTGAAGGCGCTCCTGGTCTTCCGGCTTCCACGCTTCTGCAGAACCGGTGAGCATCTTGTCCACGAGCTTCTGATATTCCGCATAGTCCGGGTGGTTCCGGCTGAAGGCTGCGTCTCCGCCGCGATGATACTTCATCTTGCTGTCGTCGATCTCGAAACGCAGCTTTCCTTCCATGCCGGTGTGCCAGCCGGTTTCCTTTCGCACGCGCTCATCGTCTTCGCCCTGCATCTGAAGCTCCTGTGCGCGGGCGAGTGTCTTCTGATCTGCTGTGTTTGCGTTCACGCCGCCGTAGCTGTAGCGCTCTGGCGGCCCAGTCCTGCGCTGTGTCGCCGCTGCTGTCTCGCTGCCCGGCGTGGTGACCTTCCGCTCCTGCAGAACCGCCTGCGCCTCGCTGCGGTACTTTTCGGCGTGGGCGCCGAAGAAGTTGATTCCCGCGTAAGCGTCCGCGCAGATTTCTTCTTTGACGATGCCGTAAGCCTCGGCTACTTCCTGTCCGGATGCGTGCTCCGGCAGATCATATACGCCGCGCAGGTTCTTCAGATACTTCTCGACCACTGCGTCAAATTCTTCCCGGCTGTACTGTTCTACGATGGCCCGCTCGATCTGCCGCACAAGCCCCGGATTGTTGGCCGCGTAATCATGGAACGCCTCGTGGTCTGCGATCTGATCGATGTTCAGATAGCGGTGGTCTGCCTGGACGATGATGCCGTTTTCTGTGTAGACGCCGCGTGCCGCGCTTACCGAGCCATCTGCCTGGCGGATGCGGATGGAGCCAAGCACATACGTCACCGGTTTCCCGGTCTCATAGGAAATGCGCTGCGCCGTCTGCTGCATCTGCGCATCCCAGTGAGATTCCGGCATGACCTGAATCTCGCGTTCCTCCGTTCCGTTCGGCAGGCCCAGGCTCTGGCTGCTTACTTTTTCGAGCCGTAGAGTTCGTCCAAGATTCTCTCTTTCAACAGCTGTTCTGCCCTGGTTAAAGGCGCGTTGTGGTCTGCCTTCTGCCAGGATTCCACTCTGTCCGCCGGTACTCTCACCGAGAATCCGTCCGCCGTCTCCATCAGGTAGCTGCTCGCTCTGCTGTTCTGTGCCTGGCTGCTGCCCGGCTGGAAGCTGTTCTGTGCCATTGTTCATTCCTCCTTCATGCGTTGTGGCTTCATTCTGTACGCCGGGCTGCTGGCTCCCTGGCACCTGCTGCGCGGCAGTGTTGACCGGCTGCTGATTTTGTGCCTGCACGTTTCCGGACACGACCGCTTCGATGTCCGCGTCCGTCATCTGCCGCATGACGTTCTGCACTTCCGGGAAAGAAAGCAGCTTGCTGAGAACTTCGCCATCTGTGATCTGCCCGCGATAGAACGCCTCAATGCCGCGTGCCATCGACTGTGCGCGTTTTCCGCTCACGCCCATGGTCTCCAGGCGTTCCAGCGGTGTGGCAGTCTGTTCGGTCTGCACCTGCTGCGGCGTCGGCAGCCCAGCTTCCTGCTGCGTGCTCTGTTCCAACTGCTGCGGCTGCACGGCTGCGGCCTGCGCCGCCGTCGGAAGACTTGGCTGCTGTGCCTGCTGGTTTTGTTCCGCTGCCTGCACTGCAATCTGCGCAGCCGCTGCCGCTACGTTCCCATTTTGCAGAGCCTGCCCGCTCTCCGGCGGCTGTGTGTTCTGCGTTCCAGCCTGTGCCTGCTGCAGTCCCTGCTGGATGGCGGCCTGCAGCTCCTGCTCCACCTGCTTCTGCATCTGCGGGTCTGTCGGTGTCGTTGGCAGGTCTGCCGCCGTTGGCAGCTGGCCCGTGCTTCCGCCGCCCGGCAGCATGACATTCGGTGTCTGCATGGCGCTGGACGCTGCGGTGTACCCATTGACATACGCCCGCATCGCCTCATCGATAGTCGTCGATGGTCTCCCGCACATACTGGTGCGGATACCGCAGCCGTTCCAGTTCCATAACAGGGTAGGTGGAGAAGTTCGTCTCCAGACCGATGAGTGCCATGTTGTAGTGCAGGCCCAGGCAGTAAACCTGCCGGGCAAAGACGTCCTCGTCGAATTTCCCGCGAAGCTGTGCCACCTGCACGCCGGTTCTGTTGTCCAGCACCTGTGCCACGAAGCTGTCGCTGCCTTCTCCGGCGGTGTCTCCGCCGATGACATACGGCACACCCGGCTCCGGCTCGCGGTAGATGCGGATGCAGCCGGTCTTGTCGTCCGTCCAGCTGATCGAAGACAGCTTCACGCCGTCGTCGTCAAATTCAAAAATGCCCGTGCGCTTCGGCGGCCGGATGGCCTGCAGCCTTGCTGCCACAGCCTTGCCGTCGAAGACCGTCTTGCCGGTCACGCCCCACATTCCCAGGCAGTAGACTTGGTAGTAATACTCGTCCGTCTCCTGGAAGCTCTCCAGCGTCCGGATGGCCGCGTCGTCCAGAAAGCGGTTATCCTTGTAGGTGGATTCATGCACCCGCGCCCGTGGGTCTTTTCGGTCGAAGAACCGTTTCTTCAGCCAGTGCTTGATGCTGATCGGGTTGAAGGTGAGGATGATCTGCTGATACTCCCGTGTCCGTCCGCGCAGTCGGATGTCCAGCTGGTTGAAATCTCCCTCCAGCAGTTCGCTCGCTTCTTCAATCCAGATGCCCGTGATGTTGTAGATCGACTTCAGCTTCTCGACGTCGTCCAGACCTGCGAAGATGATCTCGCTGCCGTTGCGGAATGAAATGGCAAGGTCAGACTTGTTCGGCTTGTATCCGCTGTCCGGATAGAACTCCGCCAGCTGTCCCAAAAGCTGCTTGAAGCAGCTCTCCCGCAGCGTCCTGGCGACCTTCCGGCAAACCAGAAACCGGTGCCCCGGCTCTGTGATGGCCCGCTCCAGAATCTTTCGTCCCGCGAAGATCGACTTTCCGGAACCGCCGCCGCCCTTCAGAACCAGGTATCTGTGCTCGTCCCAGAACAGCGGCAGGAACGTGCGATTGTTCGTCTCCCGGAGATTCCGGAACCACAGCGCACATTCGACCTTCAGGTCAAGTTCCTTCTGCGTCTGCTTCTTCGCCATCGTCTTCTCGCTCCGTCATAAGCAGCGCGTCGCGTTCCTCGGCCAGCAGCGCCAGCTTGTCTGCAATGCGCAGCTCACCGGCACCCATCGAGCTGCGCGTCTTTTCGCCCAGCTCAACTTCCTGCTTCTGCCGCCAGCCGTAGTTGTTCTGCAGATTGAAGATGATACCTTGCAGTCCCTTCTCCCGTGTCAAAAGCTCCTGCTCCAGATACGCTTCAATCCGCGCTCTGGCTTCGGCTGTCACGTCTGCCAGCTCCGGATGCAGCGCGGGGTCTGCGTAGTTCTGCCAGGTGCTGCGGTCGATGCCCAGCTGCAGGCACAGTCCGGCGATCGACGGCGGCACGACATACTGCAGAAGCTGAATCTCATCGCCGTCGTCGTTCCGGATGATGCTGCCCGTGTCGTCTCTGGCCGGAATCGTGCGCGAAATGCTGCGGAAATACCGTTCCGTTTCCTCCCGCAGCTTCTTTCTGGTGTATTTTTTGGGCCTTCCTGCCGCCATCTGCGCCACCTCCCGTCCCGGCGCTCTAAGGTTCCCGCGCGTGCGCACCCGTATGCGTGCGCTTGTCGTGGGGAAAAATTCAAATATACTCTCCGCACCGCTCAAATCCCGCCTAATGCGCGGCGCCCTCCCGCAGGGTCTTGCTGCAATATCGAGTGCATGCCCCGTCACGATGCCATGATACTGGAAAAGTCACGTCACGAAGTGTCAACTTTTTCGGCACCTTGCACAAAAAGCAGGGCTGCACGCCTGCAGTCCCGCTTTTCGTTGCCCGAATTATAGCTTTTTGGGGAAATCCTCGTAGTACCTTCGCACCATCCGGTGCAGCGTGGACTTGCTCAGGCAGTGCTTCATGCACACCGCCGTCGCCGTCGCGTCTGTTGTCACGAACTCAAACAGCGCCTGGTAGCTCTCCCCGCCATGTTCCAGGCACAGGTTGAGGATAACCCGCTGGTCTTCTTCCGGCAGGTCTTTGTAAAGGCGTGAGGTGAAATAGATATACCCCTGCCGGTTGTAGTCTACCTTCACGCCAGATTTGAAACGGAACATTCCCTCACGCCCTTTCTCTTACGCCGTCGTCTGTCTCATGCGCCTGCGAAGCTCTCGCGGATGACGCCGCCGCGCACCCGGAAGCTGACGACGTGGTATCTCCTCAGTGGGTGGATGTACGTCACCGTCCCCGTGAATGGCTTGCGCTCCTTCTTCGGCTGCTTTCTGTCTTTTGCTTGGACGATCTCCGTCTCCCCGAATGTCTCCGGGATTCTCTGTACGATGTCTCCGATCTTCATGTTCATATCTCCTTGATCTCGATTCCGTATCTGTCCTGCATCATCTTCCGCTTGATGATATACTTCTGTGTCCGCGTCGCCCGGCTCTTCACGTCCTCGACGATCTTCTCCCAGCCGGTCTGCGTCTTCCGCTCATAGCAGAAGTCCGCGCAGTACCGGATGGCGCGGATGCGTCTTCCGTCCGGCGTGGTGTATGCTTCCTGCAGCGTGAAGTCCTGCTGCAGCCGCAGCTCGCGGATGAGTCCTGCCTGCAGCATGGCTTGCAGTTCCCGAAACCTTCCGGCCTCCTTCTTGCTGTCAAAGCGGATGCCCTCTGCCATCTCCGGCTCGTTCCGGTACTTCCTGGCCTTCTGTATCTGCGCTGTTTTGAGCTGAGCGAGTGCCTGCTGCTGCGCACGCAGCGGCAGGTCTTCCAGCCGTATGCCTATTGCCCCCACCTCCGTCTCATCTCGAAGTGAATATAAACGCCCTTGTTGACGGCGTTGCGGACATAGCTGATGGATGTCAGCTGGTATTCCGGATACCGCTGCTCCAGCTGCACCCATGCGTTCTTTTCCTCGATGGCGTCTACCAGGCTTCCCACCTCGTCCATCGTGATCTTCCCGTCGTACTGGGCAGGCTCCGGCTGCACCAGGTTCCGGCTCTGGTTCCAGTGGCGGAAGAACAGTTTGTCCTTCGCGATATAGTGCGCAAGGCCCGTTACGCCATCCGGCCCGAACTGCAGACGGATGCTGTTTGCATAGCCGCGTCCCCACAGCTTCTCGATCTCATCGCGGTCGAGTCCGCCGCTGATGATGAGATGGTGGTGGATGCGGTTTGTCTTCTTTCCGTATTCCGTGCAGCTGATATACTTGAACTCCTTGCCGAGCTTTGTATATCTCCGCTTCAGACGGCGGATGTAATTCTGCAGATCGCGCTGAGCACCTTCTTTTGTCTCTGGCTCTTCTCCCGGCCGGTAGGTGAGATGCAGAGCGATGTCGTCTTCCGTGAAATTCGTATGTACCAGGCGCGTGAGTCTCTTCTCTGCGTTCTTCTGGTTAAGTCTTCTCTGAATCTCGCTCGTCGGCTTGCAGCGGCTGCGTCTGCGGCCTGGTTTCTGAAACACCGGATATATGTCCGCGTCCATGTAATTGCCGCAGACATATACGCTTTCGCGGATGAAGGTGCGCCCCTGATACATGGCCCTGTGTCCTCCTTCAGAGAATGGTTGCTAAGTTAAGATTGCTTACAAGCCTTAATTCGCGCGTACGCGCGAATATATAATGTATATGGCCAGCCTGCCATCGTCAGTGCCGGGAGGCTGTCCCCGGCAGACAGGGCGCAGCTGCGCCCTGTTTCGGCTAATGTTCTTTCTGAATGAAGTATCCTCGGCACCAGGCTGGCGGCCTTCCGTCTGCGCAGCCGTCCATTCCCGTCGGAAATAGCTGGGTAATTCTTCCATAGCAGGTACTTGGCTGCAGCATCCGGATTCCGTCCGGCCTCGGAGGTGTTTGCTCCGCTGCGCCTGCTCGGTACCCGCAGCGAAGCGCCGTCATGCTGCCCGGCTGCTCTTCGCGGAAGGCCCATGCGCAGCTGCTGCATCCCTGCTTCCTCGTCACGCTGGCCCCAGCTTTTCTGTCTCGCACGCTCTGGCAATGAGCGTCCATCGCTGCTTCCATGTCATGGCCGCCGCAATGATGGCCCGCAGCCGGTCGACGCCCTCTACCTCGACCGTTCCATACGCCTTGTGCGTCACGCGCCAGCGATAGTTCTGAGCCTGTTTCTGCATCGTGCGCTCCTTTCTGCGCCGATCTGCACGCGCACAGGCGTGCAGATCATAGGTAGATTCCGGATTAAAGGCAGAAGCCGAAGGCCACGCCAAAGGCATTGCCGGCGTAGTCAGCGTTCGCGCTGCCGTCGCTGCTGACCAGGCAGAAATACGTGGAGTTGCTGGCATACGGCGAGCGGAGCCAGTACCACCATGTTCCTCTTCCCGGAACTTCCTTCACGCGGCTGCGTTCCGAGTCAAACAGTTCAAACTGTTCGTCTCCCAGATCGCCGGGCGCCCACTCAGCCGCCGCCTTTGCGCCGAACATTTCCGTAAACGACGGCAGCCACAGCTTGTCCTGCGTCTGCACTTCTTCGCCGTTGATCTTCTGCCGGATGGTGCGCGGCACGATCATCGCCTGCAGCTCTTTCGGCAGTCGAGGCAATACATCTTCGTTCAGCCACTTGCGCATCGCGCTGTCCTTCCAGCCGCCTTTGTTCGTCGCGTGGTCGTTCATTGCGCGCATCTTCTCCATGCAGTCCTTCAGTACAACCATCACGCGGCCTTCCTTCGTGACGTGCACCACCTGCGCCGTCAGCTGCTCAAACACATCATTCTCATTGTCTGCGTCCGCCTCAAGGCAGATCGGGAACTCGCTGCCGACCTCCAGCATGATTTCCGCCAGGTTCATCTGCTCCTGCACGGTCTTCAGCTGCGCCCAGTCCGTCGTGATCGTCGTTCTTTTTGTGATGTCAAACATATCTTTTCCTCCTGAATCTGTCCGTCAGCCCATCATCTCTGCCAAATCGAGCAGCAGTCCGATGGTCTCGTCGTACTTTGCTTCCAGCCGCAGGGCGCAGTTCTCCATGCTCTCGTCTCCGAACGGGCAGGCGAAGTGTCTGGCCTCGTCGCAGACCTGCCGCCCACATTCGTTTGCCAGCTCTACGATCTCCCTGGCCCCTTTCAGACGTGTGCGCAGCTTCTGAAACTGTTCGATCTTTGCCGGGCTTAGAACCTGATGCTCATACAGCCCCAGCTGCTGCACGAGGTCTTCTTTCTTCTCCGCGCTCCAGTACCCGCTCTTGATGCCGCTGCAGCGCTCTGCCGTCATAGCCTTCATGCCGTCACTCCCACGCTGCGTCTGCCTTCTGCGGCACAACCTGCTTGTGATGCGCCCCGCATTTTTCGCAGTAGTAATACCGCGTGCTGCCGTCTGTCCGCTCCAGAACCCATGCGTGATTGCACTGGCTCCGGTCCGGAACCTTCGGCAGCCGCTGCTCCAGACGTTCCAGTTTCCGTCTGCGCCACTCGTCCACGGCATCCCGGCAGTCATGCAGCAGCATCATCTGCTCCAGCATGATCTGCACGTCTGCGATCTCTTCGGCGATGGCATCCGCGTTGTCCTCTCCGCGCACGCTTTTGCAAAGCTCCTTCTGCAGCTCAGAAAGTTCCTCTGCCGCCACGACGCTCTGCATCTCCGCGCCCCATGCCCGCAGCGCCCTGTTGCAGAGCGTGCGCATCTCATCGAGCGTTTCGTCGTCCAGGCCCGGCGCTGTGCCTTTGCGGTTCGCCTTGTTGAAGACGTCCCACTGCAGCCGGTATCCTTCCAACTCCCAGAGCTTGTTCGCGATATGCTCCAGGCAGATGCGCTCGCCCGTGCGCTTGTCGTAGTTCGCCGGGTCAACGCACGCGCTGTCGGCCGTCAGAACGAACCCGTTCTTCAGCTTCGCCGTTACCACCGTGCATTTCCCGAACAGCGTCAGTGTGCGGATGTCCGCTTCGCTGAGAAGCGCATCGATTCTATCCTTGGTGATCTTAATATCGCTCATGGCTTATCCCTCCTTCACGTTCCCGGCGCCTCAATGATGCGGACGCCGTATTCCTCAGCGCAGGTGTGCTCGATCTTGCATCCGCGTGCGCCTTCCCAACCTGTTGCAAAATATGCAATATCTGCTGTTGCGAGCAGCTTCAGGCTTTCGCCCAGGAACCAGAGCGGCCGGTTGCACGCCGGGGCGTTTTCGAAGTAACTGTCGATGATCTCGACTTCGTCTCCGACGGCCTCTTTTGCCTGGCAGATCGCGACCTTCCGCTCCGCGATGATTTCCTCCTTGCTCTTGCCCTGCATGGGCTGCGATATGAATAGCTTCTTCATTCGTGTATCCTCCTTGTCTTCAAATTCTTTTAGGTGCTCGCGCAGTTCCGCGCACACCCACGCTGCCTGATAGAGCAGCCCGACTACATGTTCCGTCGTCCGAACATCATCGAAAAGCCATTCCGGCATCATCATAATCAGGTCATCGTCAGAGATGTCTGGCTCTACATATTGGCACTGGTAGCTCAGAATCTTCCGCGTCAGATTGAGCAGGGAAATATCTGCACCGTTCTTTCCATATTCGCGCACCCAAACCTCTTTGTCCTTGACATAAAACAGGTTGAGCGCCATTTCGAGATTGTTCTTCGGGGCATCTGTTGTGATCCTCATACGTTCCCTCCTTCTTGTAATTATTCCGCCGCTTTGGCGGCTAGGTATCTGATCGCGTCGTCCATCGTGATTTGTTCTGCTGCATTTATCAGGGCCGCTTCCGGGTCTCGCCACTCGACGCCGATATAATCCAGCACGCGACCCCAGCCGTACCAGTTCCCGCGATCGTCCTGCATGACATGGTTCATCCACATTTCCCATTCTTTCGGGTTCCGCTCCCAGAGCCGGTCGAACCGATGCGGACGTTTCTCCATGTGTATGCCAAAGCCGCACATACTGCACCCAGTTCTCTGCGCTTTCGTTGTCCGCAGCGTTCCGTCTGCGTCTCGCGCGATCTCGCCGTAAATTTCCGGAACCGGCACCTGCAAATCTAACGCGAGCTGCAGCAGGTCTTGTCTTGAAAAAATTGCGAATGGGCAGCTGCGCTTTGTACCTGCTGATATGTAGTTGCACCCGTGCATCATCAAAGCCTTCTGTCTGCGCCCACCTTCAGACGCCATCAGCCCCATGTATGGAAAGCACCCAGTTTCCTTTGCATAGTCATTGCACGGCTTTTCCTTCAGGTAGTAGCAGCATTTATCCGACACAAGGAAGTCCGGCGTCATGTAGTTGACGTCCTCGCGCTCGTTTTCGTATCCGCCGAACAGCTCCAGCCACTTCTGCGCCAGCTTCATTCGTGTCCCCGTCCGGTATCCACCATAGGCCCCAGTTTCTCCAGTGATGATTGCATGACGAACCGTCGCGTTTTTCTCGCTCGGATTCTGAAGCAGCGAGATTTTCCCAGCGACCTCTTTTGAGATGACCGGCCATCCATATTCCCGCAGCACTTCGACCTTGCTCTTTAGCGGCTTCAACGGCTGCACGCCAAGCTGTTTATGCACCCTCTGGATGGACTTGTCCTCCAGCGATGAGACAGAAACCGCAGGCACATCAATTCCGATGCTGCGCAGGAATAAAAGCAGCGTGATGGAGTCCAGGCCGCCGACTGCGACATAGCAGTTCCCTGCGACATCGGGGTGGTTGTAGAACTCCCACGCACGGATTCTCGCGTATTTCACCTTGAAGGCATAATCCATCTGCTGCTTTACGCGGAAATCAGCGATCTTGCGGTCTGTGTCCATCCGCGCGTTTCGCTCCAGCACATTCTCTTTCACGTCCGCACAACTCCTTCCGCCTCGTCCTTCTCTCGTTTTTCCATGCACCACTCCGCGATCTCCGGGCAGTTGAACCTGCCCACGCAGACCTCTTCGTCGCACATCGGGCAGCACACCCATGGCGCCTCCCGCATATACGGGTCAACTTTCTGCTCCATGATCTTCTCTCCCTTCCACGCGGTACAGCCTGCCGCTGCGCAGCGCATACAGCCCGCCGACCGTCAGCTCCACCGGCCACGGTATGATCTCCGCTCGCTTCGACTCCCACGCAATCTCTCCGCTGTTTCCGATCTGCACGCGGCGCACCCGATACATCATGGTCTTTCCTCCCTAACTTTCGTATGGAGACGGCCAGCTCCAGTCCCAGTATTCGCCGCCGTCCCACTCGGTTCTGAATGTGTTGTGTTTCCCGTCGCCGCCGAAGAAGAGATATTCCGGCGGCAGCACACGGCCCACATCTGTCTCGCCCTGTTTTTCCCGCTGCCATCTGTCGATGACATCCAGCGCCAGTTCTTTGAGTACCGGAAGCACCGGGTTCGTCGGGTCGTACCCGTGATACTGTGCGCTCTGCGTGACGACGCTTATGATGTTGTCCGGATAATACGGGTCATCGCTGTCTACGCGGTTCAGGATGTTCCAGTAGATCGCGGCCCATTCCGTCTTCGACTGGCAAATCCAGCCCTCGCCGAAGCACGCCTGCGCCATATACCGGGCCTCTTCGTCCCAGTTCTGTTCCGGCTCTGGTTCTTCTTCCGGTTCCGGATTCTGAGCGGGCGGCTCGTCCGGCTCCAGCTCCTGCGTCACCGGCTGCGCGGCTGCGGCTTCAGCCGCCTCTTTCGCTTCCTGCTTGCTGCGGTTCCGCGCAGTGCAGGCCAGCACTACGCCAGTCACCAGGATACACGCCGCTACCAGCAGCTGCAGCTGGCGGATTCTTCTCCGCCGCCTCCGGGAGTACCTGCGTCTATGGCCTTGCTGCATACCGGAATCCTCCCGCCGCCCAAGTAAGCAGCACGCCAGCCACGCCGGTTCCCATCACGCGCACCGTTCCGATGCCGAGCGCCATGGTTCCGTTCTCCATACCACCGACGACGCCCAGCAGAAGCAGAAAACAAAGCGCCGCCAGCACGCCGCAAATCCTCCGTCTTGCCCGCACATCCTTCCGGCTGCGGTGCCGTGTCCGCTGCGTATGCTCTCGCAGCACAATGATCTTCTGCTCCATCTTCCTCGTCCTCTCTTTATAGGAATGGCAGCGGCTCGCTGCCGCTCAGTTCTGTCCAGGTATCCGGCAGATCATCGTCCGCAAGCGGTGCATCTGCGGCTGCGTCCTTCCGGCTGTCCGCAAAATACATACTTTCAACCTGAAGCTCTGTGCTCTTCCGGCTCTGATCGTGCCGGTCTTTCCATGTCCTGGTCTGCATCCGGCCCGCAGCCACGGCCATGCGTCCTTTGGAGAACCATTTGCAGATAAACTCTGCCGTGTTCCGCCAGGCAGTGCAGTCGATAAAGTCGGCGGCTCGCTGGCCGGTCTGCTCGTTCGGCTTTCCGTCCCGCTCTACAGCCAGCGTGAAGCTGCAGCAGGCGACGCCGGAGTTCGTGTGCCGCAGCTCTGGGTCTGCTGTCAGCCGTCCCATGATGATGCAGCTGTTCAGCATGTGCCCAGCTCCCACTTCGCCATAATGTTCTGCGCGGCCCGCTCCGTCAGCCCGATGAAATCCTCGTCCGTCGTGCCCATGAGAATGGCGTTGCCAACGATGACGTCATTGTAGGCAGCAGACAGATCTGTCGCCGTCTGATTGACCGGCAGGCTCTGCAGCTTTCCTTCCTCGTTGACGATGAGTGCGAGGCCGACGCCGGGTTCCTGGCTCCATCCCTGTGCCAGCGCTGTCGGCACCGCCTGGATGTGCCCTTCCACGATCTTCTGCATCTCTTCCAGGCTCAAACAGTCTCCGGGGTAGCAGTGCAGCAGAATGCAGACCCCGTCGGTCTTAATGATGATGGCGTATCTTTCCATGTCTTCCTCCTATTCTTCAATCGCTGCCGTGATGTTGTCGATGGCGTCCTGCAAACTGTCATAAGCGTCCGACAGATTGCTGCAGGCCTCGTCGGCCCGCTCGTATTTCTCGCTGCCCTGAAGGTTCTCCGGCATATTGTCCCGGTACTCTTCCTCCTGTTCCTGCAGTTTCTGGAGCAATTCCTGCAGCGTTTCAAGCTGGTCTGTGATCTCTCTCAAATCCTTGCGCCTGAGCTTGTTCATACCGTCGTTCCTTTCTCATTCGATACTCACATTGCGGGCAAATGTACCAGCCCTTCGGGGCGAAGAGGCTTACGTTCCAATCCAGCCCGCATCCGATGCACGTCTCATACCTGTTGCCCGGAATCCTGGCGCGTCTCGCCGCCTGTGTTCTGGCCACGCCGTCTGCACCTCCCGTCGTTCTCCGGATTCTTGGAACCCTTGTTCCGCCGGGCGAGAGCAGCTTTGCGCTGCGCCAGCTCGGCATCGTAGACTCTCCGGCCCAGCTCGTCCATCTCACCGGTGTCGCCGCGCTTCAGCTCGCGGTAGATCGTGACGTAACACACGCCGATCTCGACGGCGATCTCTTCTGCGCTGTGCCCTGCGTTGTGCATCTGCTCGATGCGCTTGCGCTCAAACAGCTGCAAATCCTTCGCGCCGCGCCGGACATTTGCCTTGCTTTCCATGCTCTGCACCTCCTGTCTCACATTTCTGCGCATAAAAAAAGAATTGCAAGAAAGGCTTAAAACCTTTTCTTGCAATTCATTTTACAAGGCACGATCCAGAAAAGAAAAGTCTGAAAAAGTCAAGACTAAATTGCAAAAATTCATAAAAAAATTCAAGTAAGAAACGCGACGCCTTC